CGTAGAGCGCCAACTTTTTGCGTTAAGCTGCTTTCTAGGGATGGAGGCAAGTATGGGCTGCGTGATCGTTCGAGCGTCGGCGGGACAGTGCCCCCCTCTGCCCTACCGGACATCTCCCCCACGGGTGGGGAGGGGGAGATTGGCAGCTTCACCGCCTACGCCTCCGCCCGCGCCGCCTTCTCCAGCGCCACTAGCTGCGCGTCATCGAGCGTCAGGAATCCCATAATATGCTGCACCACCTCGGCGCGCGCATTGCTCAAGGCGCTGTGTAGCTCAAACCCGTTCGGCGTCCGGGTACGCGCCATCCACTCGCCATAGGACGGACGCCGGTAATAGCCGGTCGTCGCCGCGAGATCGGCGAGCACCATCTCGCCGTCCTCGCCGGAAAACACCCGGAGATAGGCCTTGGCCAGCGCGTCCCGCGCCCTGGCAGGACTGCCGGCCTGGCCGGAATAAGCGAAGCGTTTCCGGCTCATGCGCCGTTACCCGCCGGGCCGACGGGCTGACCGCTTTGACCACCGCTGCCCAGCATGTCTTCCAACCCGTCGAGCAAGCCGCTGTCGCGCGCCTGCACCGCCGCCGGAACCGCATCCCTGGCGGCCTTGCCGGCGGTGGCGATCGCCGCCATGCCGGCCTGCGCCTGGCTTGCCTTGGCGCGCGCATCGCGCAACTCGTCCACCTCCTCCTTGCGGCGAAAGATGCGCTGCGGGCTGCGGCCGGCGCTCTGCACGATCTTGATCGCCTCGTCGCTGTCGATGTTGTCCATGACGCCTGGATCGAACTGCGCCATCTGCATGGCCGTCGTCACCACCTGGATGGTATCGCGCGCCTCGGCCGAACGGCGCAACACGTCGAGCGGGCCGGTGAAGGTCGGCCGCACCGCCTTGCCGGCCAGGCTCTCCGGCGGCACGAAGCGGCTGTCCTCCTCATAGAGCCCCTTGTCCTCCAGAATGCCGAGCTCGCGGTCGAGATTGCCGGCAAAGCCGGCCTGGATGATCGAGCCGGACGGCCCAAGCAGCGCGCCCTTCTCCTCCTGCCTGATCAGCGCTTCGGTCGCCGTCATCTGCGGGTTCTGCACCAGTGTCTGGAACAGATTGACGAACATCATGTCGCGGATCTCGTCGGCGCGGCTCTGCGCGTAGTTGAAGGCATAGGTCGGGTTCTGCCCGGTCGAGATCGGCGCAATCAGCGGCCTGCCATTGTCGTCGATCAGGCCGGGATAATTCTCGCCGGGGTTGAGCACCGGCACATAGTCGAGCCGGGCCTTCGAGGCGGTCGCCGGATCGGTGATCTGCTGCAGCGCGCGAAGCCCCGAGCGGCGCACGGCATTTTCCTCGCGCACCGTCGTCAGCGCCTCGATAGCAGGCGAAATGCCATATGCCGCCCAGAAGATCTTCGACTTCGCTGAGGGCAAGGTGCGCATCAAGGGCGGCACGGCGCGTCTGCAGTTCGCTGTGCTCGGCACCCGCGCGACGACCATCAACGACAATGCGGCGCTGACCTGGTCTCTGGGTTCGGCGGCTGCATCGAGCGCGACGCTGGTCTCGACCATGGTCAACGTGCTGGCCTCGACCGCGCGTACACTCGACGGCACTGGCGCCGCGCTGTCCACCGCCTCGGCCACCGACATCGCCGCCGCCGCGACGCTGGATGGGACGACGACGCCGGTCGATCTCTATCTCAACCTGGCGTTTGCTATCGGGACGGATATCGACGCCGACGGGACGATTGCCGTGACGGGCACGATCACGCTGCTTTGGGAAAACTGGGGGGATGTTTAGCCGCTAATCTCCCCCCTCGAGGGGGAGATGTCGCCGAAGGCGACAGAGGGGGTCGGTTCGACCGGACGCGACTCCCTGTTCCGAGACAGACAAAGTCGGCGCTCCACGCGCGGCGACCCCCTCTGGCCTGCCGGCCATCTCCCCCTCGAGGGGGGAGATACCTGCCGCCGGCCCATTTCTAACTCTCAACAAAGGAACATCACATGACAGATCTGGCAGACGCCGGGTCCGTGGCGGCGCGTGCGCAGCCGGCGGGCAACCCGGCACAGTCACCGGCAGGCGCGGACAACGGGTCCGCCGCGCCTGGCGGCAAAAGTTGGTTTGACGGTCTTTCCGAAGGCAACCGCAAGCTCGCTGAAACCAAGGGCTGGACCAAGCCTGAAAGCCTCGATCGGGTTTTCACATCCTATGCGGAGTTGGAGCGGCAGCAGGGCGAGAGCCTGCGCGTTCCCGCCCCGGACGCGCCTCGGGAAGACTGGGACCGGTTTCATGCCCGGCTGCCCGAGACCATGCGTCCGGTCACCTCTTCCGAGAAGGTCGAATACCTCAGGCCGGAAGGTCTGCCGGAGAACTTCGCCTATTCGGACGAACTCGCTCAGGCGTCCAAAGCCTGGGCGGTCGAGGCGGGTGCCTCGCCGAAGACCGCGCAGGCCTATCACGACAGGTTCGTCGGCTACATGGCCGAGCAGGCCAAGCATCAGGAGATCGCGCTGGCCCGCTCGGTGGAAGCCACCCATGACGAGCTTGTCAGGGACTGGGGACCGATCGACAGCGACGGCTTTCGCCAGAGACTGGAGGTCGCCAACCGGGCGATGAAGAAGCTCGGCCTGGTCGATGCCTACAAGGCGAAGGGCATCCTTCTGCCTGATGGGGCGCTGACCGATCCGCAGATCGCCAGGGCGTTCCAGGCGATCGGGGAGGCGATGTTCCGGGAAGACACGATCGACGGCGGTGCTTCTTTCGGCGGAGCCAATCCGTTCAAGCGCAACGCCGCCGGCGAACGCAACCTGACCGATATTTCAGCCCTCGTCAAAAGCGACCCCGCCCGCGCCCGGCGGCTGGCACGCGAGGCGGGGGAAAATCCCGATCGCTGGATGCCCAACAACCCGCGCTGACGATCGATCAGCCGCACTGAAACGCCCCCTCATCCGGCCGCTTCGCGTCCACCTTCTCCCCGCCGGGGAGAAGAGGCGCGCCGACGTCGCAAGTCTCCTCTCCCCCCGGGGAGAGGTCAGCCGAGCGAAGCGGAGGCTGGGTAGGGGCGCCCGCCGCCAACCCAAACCTGAAGGAAGAGAAAAATGGCAGATGCCTATACCCGTATCGCGGACGCGATCGTTCCGTCCGTCTATGCGCAATATGCTTTCGAGGAGCATGTCCAGTCGCTCGAGATCTACCAGGCCGGAATCCTGTTTTCCGACCCGGCCATCTCCTCGAAACTGTCGATGGGCGGCCGCTCCGTCGACATGCCCGGCTGGAAGGATCTCGGCAACGACCCGTCCGAACCGGTCAACGACGATCCGGCCGATTCCATCGAGATGAAGAAGATCGGCTCGCGCCGCGAGGTCGCCGCCCGCAATGTCCGCGCCCAGGCGTGGGGCGTTCCGGACCTGACCTCGATCCTGGCGGGCGACGATCCGCAAAAGCTGATCGTCAAGCGGCAGACCGAGTACTGGCAGCGCGCCAACAAGCTGACCCTGCTCGGCATCCTGAAAGGCGTCGTCGCCGACAACATCGCCAATGACGGCGGCGATCTTGTGCGCACCACCGGCGCCTCCATCGTCGACACCGACATCATCGAGGCCGCCTATCTGATGGGCGATCGCGCGGACAAGTTCAAGACGATCTGGATGCACTCCAAGCAGATGAAGGCGCTGAAGCTCGCAGACCTCATCGACTATGTGCCGTCTTCCGAGCAGGGCGGACCGCTGATCCCCTACTACATGGGTCTGCGCGCCGTGGTCGACGACGACATTCCGCAGGCCGCGGGCGTCTACACCGCCTTCATGTTCAAGGACAAGGCGATCCTGTGGAACGAGCTGCCGGTCAACACCGAGGGCGGCCCGCTGGAGTTCGACCGCAAACCGCGCCAGGGCCATGGCGGCGGCGTTACCGAAATGGTCGGCCGCCGGCATTTTGTGCCGCATGTGCCCGGCACCCGCTTCCTCGACGCCTCCTCGGCCGGCGAGTTCGCCACCGATGCGGAGCTGGCGCTGGCGGCGAACTGGGATCGCACCGCGTCGAGCGTCAAGAACATGACGTTCATCGCGCTGAAGACGACCGAGGCCTGATAGGACCGAGGTGGGGGGCGGGGGCGATGCGCTCCCGCTTCCTTTCTGAACTTGGCGCCGGCCAGCTACGCCAGAACAATCTCAACACGCAGGCCGCCCTCTCACGGTTTTCGGCAAGCAGGCGGCGACGGGACGATCTTCAACGCGGGCAAAGCGCTCGTTGGAGGCCTCTCCAAAATCCACGACCCAACCGGTATCGGGTTACGGCTGCCGCTGCGCTCAAGACCCTGGACATGAGGCGGGCGGACCCTGCTGGCTACGTCCGCGAGGTCTTCCCCAATGTCGACGCCGCGTGGAGGGCGGCAACGAACACGGGCGGCAACGATCCGGCTGCCTATCAAGTCGCAATTGCCCGTTCTATTGCTGCTCAAGAACAGTTGGATTTTGAGATCATCCAACCCTTGCCAAATTCATTCTCGGCCGATCCGACCAACACATTAGATATCCGTGAACTGCTGCACCATGCGACCGACACGGGAGCAGGTACACTAGATGCATCAACAGATGCGTCCGAACCGAATTCGGGGAGCGGGCAACGTTCTGAGGCGTTGGAGAACCAGCAGACCCAAGCCGCGTCCGTAATTTATGAACAAAATGAGAACATCTATCCTTCCGTCGAGGTAGCTGGTATATCAAAGTCAGTCGCAAGGAATTTGTGTATCGACTTTTGCACCAACGCCACACTGCCCACCGGCACGTACGACGGAGCACCATTTCACTATTGTATGGCCAGGTGTATGGAAAATTACGGGCATTGAAGGACGAATTAAATGGCAGACAATCTCCGCAGAGATGATGCAGAGGCTATTGTGCAATTAATTCTTGGCACATCTAAGGCTATGAATGAATTCTTGCTTGAGAGAAGGGATTCAAGGAGTAAAGAAGAATTCGATTTCCTCAAAAAGGTCGTTGGAAGGCTGATGGGATTTCAATATTTCGAAGTGGTTGAAGTTGTTGGTAGTAATTATAAAGACATTGTAGAAAGATTGCATGGATCGGCGTCTAATTTAAAATTCGATTTTCCCGAGATAAATAGGTGATGAGAAGATATTATTATTTTGAGCCAGAGGTGTCTGGCGGTTTTGGTGATAACGTCATTTTGGACGCTAGTGTTCATCCTCCTCTCATAACTCGTTTGCATTATGAGTTTGATGGATGGCTGGGCGATAGTATAGTGGCGTCGTTTCCATGCTATCTTATCACCGAAGATGTGAAAGAGAAAATTCTCAAGGGTGAATTTTCAGGCGTAACCTTCGACAAGGTCGAGGTGACCACTTCTGCAACCGGACCAGAAGCTTCCGCCGTTCGTATGGCTGAAAGTGAACGGGGAGGCTGGCCGCGATGATTTCAGAATCGCGAGAGATCTCCGCCTCGTCGTTTCCGAGCGCGTTCTCGATGCCCTCAAGCCATTGGAGATCTCCAATGCCTTGATAGAACCGTTTGAAGCGTTTGATGTGTTCTTAGCCTTGGCGGCTCTTTGGGGGGCGGTGTTGAAGCGATGGATTGCTGGCCTGAGGGCGAAATTCGCCGAAGCGACACGTGAGGCGGCACGGGGGCATCCGACCAACGGATCGACCGGATACTTTAAAATAAGGCCGAACGTCGCTGGCGGGATCGGCGAAAACACCGTTCTCGACTCGAGCGTCCATCCGCCAATCGTGACCAGGCTTCACTATGTGGTAGAGGGCTGGTTGGGTGATGTGATCGTTGCGACATTCCCCTGTTTTCTCGTCACTGAGGAAACCCAGCGCGCACTGCAGAAGATGGGCTTTTCAGGTGCGACGTTCGCCGACGCCGAGGTGACTACCTCGGAAGAGTGTCAAGAGGATCAACCCGGGCTGGAGCTGCCACCTTTCGTGTGGCTGAAAGTAAATGGGAAAGCTGGCCGCGACGATTTCGGGATCGCGATACCCTTCCGCCTTGTCATTTCGAAACGCATTCTCGATCTGCTGGAATCGCTGGGAATACCGTTTGTGGTCGAGCCTTACGAACAGTAACGGATCACGCTTTTTGAATTGCGATGACAGTTCATTTTTTTGTCGGCTGCACCCTGTGACCGCAGTGAACGTTCGGACTGAGAAATGGAAAATAGTGCCCTGTCACCGCATTCCTCCAATAGGTGGATAATGCAGTATTTCTATATCAGACCTGATGTGGCTGGTGGGCTTGGCAGAAACACCGTTTTGGACCCCAGCGTCCATCCTCCGATTGTGACCAAGCTCCACTACGTGGTAGAGGGCTGGACCGGTGATGTGCTCGTTACGACGTTCCCGTGTTACCTCGTCACCGAAGAAACCCAGCGTGCACTGCAGAACATAGGTTTTTCGGGTGCGACGTTCGCTGAAGCCGAAGTGACGACATCCGAAGAGTTTCATGAATATCAACCTGGGCAGGAACTTCCACCTTTCGTCTGGTTGAAAGTGAATGGGAAGGCTGGCCGCGACGACTTCGGGATCGCAGCGAACTATCGCCTCGTCATCTCGAAACGCATTCTTGATTTGCTGGAATCATTGGGAATACCGTTTGCAGTGGTCGAGCCTTACGAACAGTAACGGGATTACGCTTTTGAATTGCGATGACGGCTCATTTTTGTCGGCCGCACCCATGTGACTGCAGTGAATCTTCAGACCGAGAACTGGAAATAGTGCACTGTCACGCAATTCCTAATAGGAACGGCATCGCTCCGGGGTCGCGCCCGACGAAATCGCGCGCCTTGCCCTGGAGGCCGGACTACTTCAGACTTCACTGCCTCCGGCAATGATCTTTCACGAGAAAAGAAAATGAAGAAAGTGATGGTTCTGACGACCGCAACTATCTTGGTGGCTGCTGCAACTTTTGTTTATTGCAGCCCTCTTCTCGTCAAGCTTGAGACGGACGGATTTGTGGGCGGAACGCTGGAAATTGCAGGCACCAAACTGGATGAAGCGGCAGGATCTGGAACGACGTACCACCTCGTTTTCGTGAATGAGGAATCCAGCGCGAGCGTTTCTTGCAGCAAAGATGGGAAAGTTACAAGCCGGGATGGATATCTATCTCCATGGCTTGGGTGGTACGTAAGTTTCCATCTTTCGAATTGCTCGATTAGTGGATTTCGTCCGATATTTTAAGGGTTGGAATCACGAATGACAGTGAGATGCCGGAGATCTCGCGCGTTTTGTCGATAGCACGTCCGGACTGAGACTTGGAAAATAGTGCGCTGCCGCCGTAATTCCTCGTTCTGACAATATTTCTTCGCGCCCCCTCCGTCCTGCCGGCTTTCGTCATTCGGAAAGCCAAGCAGTTGGCTTTCCGTCCGCTACGCGGATCACTCTTCAACCCCACGAAGGGAGATCGGAGGGGGTCGTAGAGCACGATCTCTGAATATTGCCATCTAAACCCCAGCCGCTTCGCAGCGGCTTTTTTCATGCCCGGAGAAAATCATGACCCGACCCACATGGACGAGGCGCTGACCCATGGCCATCACCCCGCTCGATATCGCCAACATGGCGCTGGCCGTGCTCGACGAGGCACCGATCGACAGCCTCGACCAGGACGTCAAGGCAGCGCGCTTGCTGAACCTGCATTTCGACCTCGCACGGGAAGCAGAGCTCACCAAATGCGCCTGGGTGTTCGCGATCCTGCGCGCCACGGTTGCCGGGGCGGACACCGGCAGCGATTGCGGCTTGACCTTTGCCTACGAACTGCCGGCCGACTGCCTGCGGCCGCTGCCGCTGACCCACAATGGCGAGCCGGACGGCGCGCCGATTTCGTGGCGCCAGGAGGCGGGGCTGATCTATTCCGACCAGTCCGGCCCGCTGACCATCCGGTACGTCGCCAACCTCACCGATCCCAACGACTGGGATGCGCTGTTCACCGAGGTCCTGGTGGCGGCGCTTGCCATCAAGGTCGCACATCCGCTGACCCACAAATCGGGCATGATCGACATTGCCCGCTCTGCCTATGACCGGGCGCTGGAGGCGGCGCTGAGCGCCAACGCCGTCCAGCGCGGCGGCCGGCTCTACACCGCGTCCTGGTCCAGCCAGCGCGGCGACAGCAGGCCCGGCAATAACAGGATTGCGCGCTGATGACGACGCTGTACCCGATCCAGGACGTCTTCACCCGCGGCGAAATCTCGCCGCGCCTGCATGCACGCGCCTCGCTCGACTTCTATCGGGCGGCGCTGGCCAAATGCGAGAACTTCATCACCCTGCCGCATGGCGGCATCCGCAAGCGCGGCGGCACCTATTTTGCCGGCGAGGTGAAGATTTCCGCGAAGACGACGCGGCTGATCCCGTTCATCTTCTCGGCCGATCAAGCCTATGCGCTCGAATTCGGCGACCGGTACATCCGCGTCCATGCCTATGGCGCGCGCGTCGGCGCGGTGGAGGTCGCCTCGCCCTATCTCGAGGCGGACCTGTTCGAACTCGCCTATGTCCAGTCGGCCGACCAGATGTGGATCACGCATCGGAACTACCAGCCCAAGGTGTTGACGCGAACCGCGCACACCACATGGACGCTCGAAGATTTCGAATTTCTCGACGGTCCCTATGATCCGCTCAATGACACGGCAACGACGCTGACGCCATCCGATACCGGGCATCTCACGCCACAGATGACCAGCAATTTCGCTCCATCCGGCACTGCCTCCACAGGCAGTGGGAGCGCGTCGGCCTGGCAGATGTTCGACCGCGACAAGACGCAGGATATCGAAATTGCGAGCGGCGGCGACGGTTACATTCGGTTCCGCAATGCCGGCGGCGTGCAGCACGTGGTCGACGCCTACTGGATCACCACGTCGCGGCTGGCAACGGGCGATTACGATTTCTTCACTGCTTGGGAATTGCAGGGTTCCAATGATGGCACCAACTGGGTCACCCTGGACACGCGTACGGGCGAACTCGGCTGGGGCAATGGCGAGACCCGCTTCTACGACTTCACGAACAAATCGGCGTTCGAATACCATCAGTTGGTGTTCAGCGGCGGCGGTGGAGACGATGCAGTTGTCACCGTCTCGGCCGAGTTGGCGATGCATATCGCCGCCTTCGATCAGACGCCGTTCGATCTTACGGCGTCCTCAATCATCGGCATCAACAACGACACCGGATTCCAGGTCTCTGATGTCGGTCGGTCCATTCGCCTCCTGGGAGCTGACGGCATCTGGCGCTGGGCCAGGATCACCAGCCGCACCGGCACGACGGTCGTCAAGATCATTCTCTACGGCCATGCGCTGCCGAACATGAACCCGATCACGCGCTGGCGGCTCGGCACCTTCGTGCCCGGCAAGTACGTCGAAAGCGGGTCGCTCTACGAGGAGCGGCTGGCCTTCAGCCGCAAATTCTCGGTCTATGCCTCGGCCACCGGCGATTTCGACAATTTCGCTCTCGGCGAGAAGGACGACGACGCTCTGGAGTTCGTCCAGGCCGGCGGCGGCCAGGCCAACGACATCGTCTGGATCGCTGACAGCGACGGCGCGCTTC